ATCCAAAATGAAATGGAATAACCATATCAAGTAAAACTGCAAGAACTATACTAATTGTTCCCATTAGCACAGAACTTTTCAATGTGTCCCTCCTCAAAACAGTAAGTCCGATGATAAAGACTATCAATTCTAAAACAGAGCGTGCTTCGAAATATCCCCATCCATATACGAAAGTCATGTTAAACAATACTGCTAAAATCAATACTGATAGCATAAATGCAGGTCTGCTTTTTCCTTTCGCATACCAACAGACAAATGCCAAGAACGGAGAAATCATGGTAAAGCCAAACCAAATCATAGCGTAGCTTCTTGGGAAAAATCCTGCGACATAGTTTGAATACAAATAGTAACTTGCAACCATGCCAGCAAAAAACGCAAAAACATTAACACTTGCTCTTGTTGCAGAATTACTATAAATAGAAATACACAGTGCAATCAATACCCAAATTTCAAAACGCCCAAGGAAATTATGAACATCTAATGCCCCATCTATTGCCATAAGCACACTTGGCAGTTCAGTTTGACGAAAATCCAAAAATTTTGAAAAAGTCCCCAAAGCTATTCCAAGGAACAATACAGCTATGGTATTTATAATTTTTCTATTACCAGATATAGGATTTTCCGCACTCCTTATATCATTCAAAAACTTGTTCATAGGCATCTCCCAATTCTAATTTAACAGTAATCATTCTATCATACCGTTATGAATAAATCATCTCATGCAAAACAATTTCTTCTGCCCGGTTGTGAATGTTATTGCAACGCTGCACCCATTCCATTTGAGAAGTGCGCTTTAATTCCTCTGTCACGCCCTCGACAGCTTTCATCTGCTCCATGATGGTGGCTAACCGTTCCTGTGCTTGTTCGTTCAGGTCTGCAAGGTATGTCCATAACTCCCCGGTCAGTGTCAATGTGTTCAATCTGGCTGGGTGGGCATCTCTTAAATATTCCCGGTGTAGCCGTCCATACTTTCCAATGGGGCGGTGTTCCTCCGGCAGTTTCAAGTCTGGGATGTAGTAATCCCCAACAAGGATATAATCAATTCCGTTTTCCGTTATTCTTGGTTTCAATTCGCTCATATTTTTAATCTCCTCATTCTGGCCCATTTTTTTGCAAGTCTGACTCTCCAGAAATATTGGTAAATCTTTGGTAAATTTGAGATTGAAACACAAAAAACGCTTAAAATCAAGGGTTATGAGACGATTTGAGACGTTTCATCATGCCCGGTAAATCCTGCCGTGGCAGATGAAACGGATTTTTATCATTGTTTTGGTTCTCCTTATTTTTCCCTAGAATACCCTGTTTTGTATTTTTAGGTTGATTGGTGAAATATTCTGGAAACTATAAGTAAAAGCAAGCTGTTACTTACTATTAATAATAAAGTTGTTAACCCCCAAAAAAATTCCTACTAGTTTTTTTCAAGTCCCACAAAATATACTCCCTAAATATTCCCTAGCAAGTCTTCAGAGTATCATCTTTATATCTAATCAACCTAGTTACACAATCAATGCTGTACACCAGTTGGTTTTCCACTATTTCAAACTTTCTTTTATCGGCCTTCTCCTTTTATCATTTCTGTTGCAAAATAGATTTTTTCATCTCTTACTTCTAAGCTCTTAGTATATCAAACATATCCCTTTGATATTGACAGCAATTCCTAATCGGTACATCTTTATCTGTTCCGGTGCTGTTCGCCCCTAAAGGCCTTATTGCTCACTTGACTTTTTCTTGAGTGTATTACATCATTGATCCTAGGATTTCATAAAAAGCATATTTTCTAACCACTTTCTATATATATCCTTGCCAGTTCGACTATCTTACGATTTTGCTCTTTACATGTACTTCCTATACTCCGACAAAAAGTCCCTCGACCATCACCATTTTCTTTCTACAGATTGTTCCATATATTTCACCTTTCGTAATCTTCCAAATGTATATGGCTGCTATGACTCATACATGTGACATTCATTAGCATAAACTTCCTCTGTACATATCCAGGCTACTTTGTCCCCATCAATATAGGTTCGTTCTGTCAACCACAGCCATGCCTTATGTTCCGTTCAAACAATCTAACAATTTCCGTTCAGTACTAATGACCGCTTTCTAATCATCATATATGCCTCTAAAATGCCACCGATTTATGGGGACATCACTAAGGTTTCAAATTTCTTTAGGATACAATTTAGTAAATTTCCATATACTTGATAAGTATGTTAGACTACTGCCAAAAATTCTCATCAAGGAAATCACAAATAGCATAAATGTTAAATCACCTCAAAACTGGCATATTAAAAGAGCCCTCCCATATGACTGACCTTCCCTTTATTTGGCACCTCCAATTTTGATTATCTCGTCTTTCATCCTTCACTTTTACATCACACATTCTATTACCTCCGGTAATGGCAACCTATCTTTATAATTTGTAATATTTATTGTACATGCTTTCTTTGTTTTTCCAGACAAATGTAAAAAGTCCAAGCCAGCTCCTATGGAAATCTGCAGTCCCTCAAATTGTATATATCTATCATGCATATGTCTACAGCTATATACATGTATATTCCAATCATTAAAAAAAGTATCCGATAGTTGATTGCATATATCATGTTTTGTAACACCTTCTACCACTTCACAATAAATATCCACATCAATACCTTTTGGAATGTACGGTAAATAATATTTTTTTAAACATTCAATCCCTTTTTGAGTCATAATAAACTTATCCTGTATTTCGATATTAGTTTCTCCTTCAAAAAGATGACCAAACCATATTGCATACGCTTCACAAATCTCATCAATCCCCGCATAATAATTACTTAGTGGAAACGAGTACTTATATAAAGCCGTCCTCTCTCTATTTTTCATTTGCTTAGGCGTAACTATTTTTACTTTTTTTATATTACACATCTTAAATTCATCTATTTCAGAAAAAAGAATTTTCATCGGATTCTGCTCTACGAACATTATCATCTCATCTCTTGCAGAAATCTTTTCATCTTCAATAGAGTTATAAAACACATGCGTGTCATCGGCATAGGCAATCGAATCTATATATGTTTCAATTGCATCTTTATATAATTCACCGGCTTCGTCCATATAGTAGTTTATTATTTTTTCACTTAGTATCACCCTATGTTGACTAATTATATCTATCAAATAACTTTTACTATTATGTGGCAAATAATATAACTGCAATACGGAAAAACCCACTCCCATATTTAACTTATACATTATTTTCTCCTAGCTATTTGCTGAATTTTTTAATAATGCCATCGAAAGCTCATATGCCTTATCAAAAAATCCTGTCGGCCACTTTGATTTGAATTTACCGTTACTTAACAATTCCATTTCTCGCACACTTGCAATACCATCATCATTTTTATCAACATAATATATGCAGATATCATCTTCTGTAAAAGGACAATTTCTATCAGCAATTAACACTTGCAATTTTCTAATCAAATGTTCACTATGAGTTTCAATTACTAACGTTTTTCCTGGATTTTCCATTACACACTTTACAAAAATGTCTGCTAATTCAGCTTGGGCTGCTGGATGTAAATGTAATTCTGGCTGTTCAATATATAACGTTTCATCAATATCATCTCCGCCTCGTAGCCTTCTAGAAACGAGTGACATTCTTATTACCTGCGTTATGATTGGTAACACTTGCGATATACCAAATCCAACATCTAGTATATTAGATTTAATCCCCTTATCATTTTCTAACATAATCTGAAATAAACTATTTCCCATGTCATTAATGCATAATTTATATCCCATTGTCCGATATAACCATTCCGATATTTCATCAATCAAATGATGTTTCTTTTGAAAATCCCTTATAAGTAATGTACTAACGTTTTCTCCTCTCACTCCAACATTTAAGCTTTGGCTCTCTGAATCTCTATATACACGTTCTGGATTTTCACGAAAGGGACCAATATATGTTATTAGTCTTGATTCCATTTGTGTATTTTGATATATGTGACTCATTATTGTCGATGCATATTCTAAGCCATCCTTAATACGTTTAATCTTTATTTCCTCTTCAGATAAATCCTCCTCTCCAAATGGATTAGCCATATTGTACAATTTATTGTATACTTCTTGTCCTTTTTCCATATCAACCGGTTTCCCGTCAGTATTTACAACCAATCCAACTATTGCTGAAAAAACTTCTCTCATATCATAAAAAGGATAAAATGTTTCAAAATGAATTCCCTTCGCATACATAACATATTTCTCCGAATGTAACTCATGTTCATGATAAATGTAATTTAATTCTATTTTATATTCTTCTTCTCCTGAATAAAACCCGCTAAGGCATTTATTATCAATACACAACTCCACAAAATCGACATGCATTCTCTTCTCTCGTCTATCTAACGAAACCCTCAAACTTACGTCTCTTATTTCTTCATCTTTTTTTCCTCCTTCCGTAAAATCGAACATGTTATATCTCGAATCTTGAAGATTATGAATATCAAGATCATAATGTATCTCAAATTGAATTTTTCCCTCCTGTCTTCCAAATATAACATCCTCATAATTTCCGTAATCAATCATTTTCCCGTATAACATTATTGGGCTATCCGTATTTGATAATGCTGTTTGTGCAAGAACAACGGGAAATCTCAACAAGCTACTCTTACCACAGCTATTTTTACCAACAAAAATAGTAATCGGCTTGAATTCGATTATCCCTGAATCCTTGAATGATTTAACATTCTTTACTCTAAATGATTTCATTTGACTCAGTCCTCCTTTGTATAACATATGATAATCTCCGTTCATATATTGACCTCTTAATTTCATATTATTATCAATATTATGAACCATTCTTGTATTTATGATACTTATATAAATCTATTTTATATCTTTCAGCACAAACTCAACCTTAAAAGATTTTCCATTTCGTCCACTAACTTCTTAAGCAAATTAATAGACTGATTTCCCATTTCATTCATAACTCATTAATATCGCCTAATTAATTTCAATACATCCAGCCAACTTCTGTGTTTTTTTAACAACAATTGTTTTTCCGTCCTAACAAGAAAATATAAGCTTCCGATATGGCAGTGTTCATCTTAGTAGTATTGACAAGTATTCAAGAATTCTTTACGTGAATCTTCGCTTTTTCCTTTTCATACACTATTGTTATAAACTCTTCATGTAATCACCCATGTGTATATAATATGACACATATGCTATGATATCAATTATTCATTTTGATCTATTTTCCTAAAAGCATATAGAAAATGTGTAATAGAGTTCCTCTCAAACTTAATAAATGTTTATTTTTAAGTTTTGTCAAGGCCATTAGTGATATTTTCATAGTAAATAAATAATATCAAGGCTCTCTTTGCTTTGCCCAAATGTCATCCGCTGATGCATTCTTGCTTTGATTTAGTTTGAACAATAATTACAGTAGTACCTACGAGAAATAGTTTAACTATTTTTCTATCCCCCTTTCTATCGCATCAGCAATCATCCTTAATTTATTAACTACTGATTTTGCATTTTTCATCTTATATGTTGTATTTTCCTCTGTTGGAGATTTTCTGTCAATTTCTAAAACATTAATCTCTCTCGTTGAAAGAAGCACAAATACATTCAAAATTTCTTCAAGTGAAGGAGAATTCTCTGTACTTCTCAATAGCAAAAACATATCTCTTGCTGAAATACTTTCCAACATTTCCTGTTCCTTTCTAAATGTGGCAACTACCAGATTTATTAAATTCTCTTCTCTTTGTTTTATTGAAATGAGTTCTTCTAACCTGGATAACCCGTCAGGTACCTGAAACAATAATGCCATTTCCCCAAGATTCAAACCCAATTCTTTTGTTTTTTTCGCAATATCAACTAATTCCTGAACCGTAATTAATGCAACTTTTTTCTTTATTGCAAATTTTTTAATTGTGTCACCGCTGAAACCCGCACCTACAATAGCAGCATAATCTGCATTGTTCTTTTCTTTATGAGTATCAATCGCTACATCACTCACATCATTATGTGATACCTGTCCATTCGATTTTGACTTTGCATCAACAATTCCAATTATGGTTTTATCTGCATCATCAGACCATCGTACAACTACATCTGTATTTCCTGGTCCGCCTATTCTTTTTGCTTCAAACCCCATATATCTAAATACTTTTGCAATTTCTTCCTCAAATGCGATTCCAGCAGTTTTTCCTTCCGCTGATGGATCAATTGCAGCAGCACTTAATTTCTCAAATAAATCTTCTTGAGATGAATTTTTCTTTGCTTCAACAATTGTATTCCCATTATTAGCTTCATCGTTATATATATTTTCATTTATTAGTGGAAGCGTTTTGGCAAATTCTATGCCAAATGATGATGCCTTTAAATGCAAATATTGTGGTTCCTCTAATAATCCTGCTTCAACCAAAAATCCCGCTATCCATCTCGCCTTTTCATTATTAAGTCCATATTTTGTTGCTTCATGATATATTTCATTTCTGGTAACATCATTTTCAGCAAAGAAAATCATTTCTCCAACAAAACGATAGTGGCAATGCAATATTCTAATAAAATCTATGTCTGCACCTGTCTCACACCATTCTTTTGCAACTGTACTTGTAACATATACGTTTCTCCCAACTTCTTCCAGCAATCCAGAAGCCTTAAGAAACGGCAACATTGATTCAACACTACTTACTTTTAAATTGAACTCATCACCTATATATTTGAATAGTTCTACTCTTGTTACTCTTTCACACTAAAAAGTCAAGCGTTAAATGCGAAAAATATCACTGGTTTTTGCGTTCTCTCTTTTTCACAATTTCCATTCTGCTTTTTTGTGCATATTCAACAACCTTCTAACTTTGCCATTTCTTCGTTGAAGCGCTCTTCGGCTGTTCCATAGTTAAACAACCGGCGCGGATAGTTATTGATCCAGATCTCTATCTGTTTTACTGTGTCGCCGGACACCGTGTCAAAATCTGTCCCTTTAGGTACGTGCCGCCGGATCATTCTGTTTTGATTTTCATTTGACCCCCTTTCACAACTGCTATATGGGTGACAATAATATAATTTCACTCTGCTTCCTTTTCTGCGCGCTGCCTTCTCCATTCCTTCAAAGTCCGCAAATTCCGATCCATTATCAACGGTAATTGTTTTAAATACCTTATAAAACATTTTTCCCCATTTTCTTTCAAGCTTATTTAATGATTTAATTACTTCCGCGGCCGTATGCCGTTTTAATTCCATGATGATTTCTTTTCTTGTTTTTCTTTCCGTTAATACCAGAAGCGATTTTTTCGATTTCCCCCGAAGTCCAACTACTGTGTCCATTTCCCAATGTCCGAACGTTTCTCTTGTATTTACTACTTCCGGGCGTTTTTCTATGCTGTCGCCCTTTTGCGCCCGTGTTCTGCGCACTTTATCATATTTCTTTTTTTCATTCTTCTTTACCGGCAAATCTTTATTTGTCAAATGAAGGAAAATTCCCTTGTCTATATAACTATAAAGTGTCGTTTTGCTTATTGTAACAGAAAACGTAATTCCCTTGTGTTTGATTTCTCCTAATACTGCTCCCGGTGAGTATTTTTCATTCACAATCTTATTTTCGATATACTCCGCTAATTCTATATCATTTCCAATTTTTAGCCCCGGACCTTTTGCGGCCAAATTTTCCCGGTATTTTTCGTCCGCTATATCTGGACTGTACCGTTCTTCTGTTGTCCAGTCAGAATTGCGGTGTTCATACCTGCCGCGTTTCAGTTCTCTATATATTGTAGAAATATGGCAACCGATATTATTTGCAATTTCTTTCGGCGTGTGTTTTTCTTTCAAAAGTGCTTCAATTTTTATTCTATCATCATGTGTCAGGTGGTAAAAATGTCTCATGGCTTCGATCCTTTCAAAAATAACGCCGCGGCCATTATAGCCCCGGCGTTATTCTTCGGTTTCTTCCAACAACCATTCCACATTTACGTGTAAAACTTTTGCAAAAATTTTTAATTCATAATCAGTGACAAAGCGGGTTCCTATCTCGATCCGGCTTATGCTATCCCTTTCAAGTGTCACGCCTGCAATCTGTACTTTTGCCGCTAAATCAGATTGTGAAAGGCGTTGTTTCAATCTGGCTTCCCTGATTTTATCACCGGAAAGGTTCTTCTTTCCCCTGTATGAATATATTTTCATTCGTTGCGGCTCCTTTATGTGTTAATGTTCAGAAACTTTCTTGACTTTAACACATAAAGTTTCTAAAATTGTGCTAAAGGTCAGCAACGCGAACTTTTCTACCTGCTGCCCTTAAAAATCTAACCGCAAGGGGGAACAAAATATGTTTATTTCTATTGGTATTGACGAAGACGGACGCCCGTATATCACCACTTCCGACGGATCGCGTGAAAAAGTCGTGCGAAAAGGTAAGGGGAAAAGCGTTATAGATTTTCCTTCTACTTATACCGTACTCGACATTGAAACGACCGGCCTTGATCCGCGTTACTGTGAAATTATTGAAATTTCGGCCATGAAATATTCTTCCGGCCAAAATATCGGTACTTTTTCAACACTTGTGAAGCCTTCCGAACCTATCGACGAATACATAACTTCACTTACAGGCATTACGAACGATATGTTGAAAAGCGCCCCGGATATTTCAGAAACTATGCAAAAATTTTATAATTTCGTTGGTTCCGATCTTATTGTTGGCTATAACGTCAACTTCGATATTAACTTTTTATATGACAATCTTCTGAACTGTCGCTCGCTTATTTTGTCAAACTCCTTTATTGATGTTATGCGGATCGCGCGGAAAATTCTTCCTGGTCTAAAAAATCATAAGCAAGCAACCGTTGCCGATCATTACGGAATTTCTACCGCCGGCGCTCATAGGGCGGCCGTTGATTGTGAAATATGCAACGCCATTTTTGAAAAATTGCAAGCCGATATTTTAGCCACCGGACAAAGTCTCGAAGATTTCAAATTATCCAGTAAAAGAAGCGAACTGCACGCTAAAGATATTTCTACGGAAAACATTTCTTTCGATACCTCTCACCCGCTTTTTGGTAAAGTGTGTGTGTTCACTGGAACACTTGAAAAAATGTCGCGTAAAGACGCTATGCAATTAGTCGTTGATTTTGGCGGTTCTGTTGGCGATAATGTCACGAAGAAAACGAACTATTTAATTTTGGGTAATAATGACTTTTGCCAGTCTATCAAGGATGGGAAAAGCAACAAGCAGAAAAAGGCCGAAGATCTGATCCTCAAAGGCCACGACATAGAAATACTTTCCGAAAATGTATTCTATGATCTTGTACTTGAAGGATAACTATATAACCACAGCGGGCGCTATCCCTTCCAGATTGGAAAGGCCGGCGCCCGTTGTTATATAGTCCTTTTTATTATTCCTGTTCTTCTGCCGTCATGCGCTGATCGCGTTCCATTCTTTCTTTTATCGCCTGATTTATATATTCACTTACGTTTTGTCCTGCTGCTGCTGCTATTTCTTTTATAATTGCCCTTTCTCCTTTTTTCACAAGGATTTCCACGCGATCATAATTTGCCTTCTTAAATTCGTTCTGATATTTAATCTGGTTAAACTCTTCGTTCTTTGCTCTTGCCATTTTGTCTTATTCCTTTTATAATGAATTTAACGGATCGGGCGGCTTTGGCAAGTCCACCGCCCTTTCTGTGTCCCTTATTTCTTATTCATTTTCTTCTCGCGGCTTCGCGTCGACAATTCGTCTTATCAATTCTAAGATTTCATGTTCGCTATGCCCCTTTTCGTCACACCATTCTATGACTTCTTTTATTTCCTTTTTATCCATTTCGCTCATGTTGTTCTCCTTTCTATGCTTGCCCATGTATTCGTTAAGTCTTCCTTAACTGTCTTTATTATATAACATATTCCGGAATATGTCAATATATATTCCGGAATATGTTATATTTTTTTAAATACTAAACCCCGCCTTTTATTAACGGGGTTTCGGTGACATATTATTCCTTTTTCTGACTTTCAAGGGGTTTTCATGAACTGTTGATAGTTACGTTTTACGCTTTCTTTGCGTAGTCAAGGGAAACCCAACCGTTACGGCCTGCGGCGTAGGCTTTTAACAAGCCCCATTTTGAAGCGCCGGGGCCTTCTGCTTCCTCTACGATTGTAAAGGCTCCCTTTCCTGTGTAGACGGGTTTTCCATCTTTCTTCCAGTAGTCGAACGTTGTTCCCGGTCCTTTCCTGATACGAAGATCCGAAGTCGTCACGCTCACTTTGTATTCTGCAGCAACCGGCGCCGCCGGTGCTTCCGGGTAGATCCTGTTTCCGTCATTGTCAAAGACATAATAACCGGCGTTCTGCTTTGCCAGTTCCACGGCGTTTTCTCTATCTTTGAAGGCTCCGATCTGGCTTGCTGCGTCCTTCCAGTCTTTCCTTACTCTGAAATAACCGGTTCCCGCTGTGCTTGCCTTCTGCTCCGGTGTTGCCTTGAATGAAACATAGTCCGGAACGGCTGTTATATAGGCCGCTGCCCCGCCGTCGTTGACCTGGTACCATTTTTCATCTTTGGAAATTCCGGTAACTGTGAAGGCTGCGCCGTTTTTTACAACCTTCTTCACATTTCCGGAAGTGAACGAAGGCGTTGTTCTCACGTTCAGGCCGTCGGATCCGGTATAAATTACCGTTACCGCACCAGAAAGTGCCTTCACGCCCTGCGCTCCCGTATCTGTAACCGCGGGTGATCCTGTAACTGAAATGTTACCGCCTGCCATGGCTGCTTTTACGTCCTTTCTGAACTGATCCATTGTCAGGCCGTACTTTTTCCAAATATGCTCAACGTCTGCGTGGTTTGTGGCATACCCGCGGGCGTGTCCTTCCGAATGGGAAAGAATAACGCCGTCTTTCTCCGGGTTCCACCCGAACTTCTGGCACAAATACGCGAAGTATTCCACGGCGTTTCTGTAATTTTTCAGAACAACCGCTTTCGTGTTGCTGCCGTCGGAAAGTTCGATCCATGACGCGCCGCCGGTATATTTAATCGTGGCCGGCTCTGTCATTTCTACGCCGATATGGGTATTATTGCAACTCCCCTTCGGTCCGCTTCCGCCATGCCAGTTTCTAACGGCCGTTTTCTTTTCCGGATTGATCGGAAGTCCCACATAAACTTCCCCGGTGTGCTGAATAACCGCGTGAACGCCGGCGCCAGCGTCTGCGCGGTTCTCGTTGTTAATTATGTTCATTGCTTTTTCGCAAGGGCAACCGATAGAATGAAGATAAGGGCCGATCGGTTTGATCGTGCGCCCGCCTGTCAAACACGGGCTTTTCTTCATGGTTGCGTCAATGATTTTAATATTCATATTCTGCCCCGCTTCCTGTGTGTCGTACTGTGTCAAGTTCCATTTTTCTATAATGGAACATATTTTTGAAACGTAATTATTGTCCGTCGCATAGCCGCCGGCCTTTACGATCTGGATCGCTTTCTTGTAGTCTCTTTCGCCCACAAGTCCCGCATATCGAAGATCGTTCCCTTTCTTCGCTCCCGCTAAGTAATCGGAATGATCCTTGATACTTTCGGCCATGCTCTCGTATTTTCGGAACGCTGCCGTTATTGTGTAGACTTCGCCGTTCGGCTTCTGTTCGTTCGTTTCCTTTGTGTAGGTCTGGCCGCCCCAATCGGACGGCCAGTTATTGCCGGAAAGTTCGGCTTTCATTCCGAAAATATTATTCGCGTTCACTGCAAGTTCTCTTGTACCATACCCGCTTTCAAGTATTCCCTGCGCTGTCGTGAGACTTGCAAGGATCCCCGTTTTTGCCATATCGGCGCGGGCCTGCTCCCCTAACAGTGATACAAATTCTTTTTCCGTCATTTCGCCGCCCCTTCTTCCTGTGTTGCTACCTCTTCCAGTGTTTTCGGTTCTTCCGCTTCTTCGTCTGTCGGAAGTTCGTCTGTGTACTTCTGCAGAAATGCCTTTACAGTCTGCCAGATCTTCTTTACCGGAAGGCCGCAAAGATACATATTTTTCAAAATGCTTATGATCTCATAGGCTACAAAAAGGATCGCGAAGAACTCCATTGTTCCGATCCTGTCTACCGCCATTACTGCGCGCACTTCCTGCGGAATGAAACCGATCAGGTTTACCGCTACAATATGATCCACCGTAACCAGTGCAAGAAGGCAAACTAACATTCCGCATTTTCTGATCGCGCCGTTGATCCCGAAATTAGAATTGAACCTTCTTTCCTTGATCGCGCGAAGAACTCCGAAAATCGTATCAATCACCACCGCGATCAAAACTAACTGCAAAAATGTGTTTCCCGCTGCTTCCGCATAGATATGAATTAACTTTTCCATGTTTTTCACCACCTTTCTTTTATAAAGATAATAAAAGGAAAGGGCGGCAATTTCTGACCTGTTTTCAGGCCGACGCCTTCCTTTCCTTGATTTCTTTTATTTTCTCCTGTGTTTCCTCTATCAAAATATAGCTGTCTGCGTGTTTCATGTGGCCGAACCTGCTTTCGATTGAACGATCGAAGTCTTCCAGTTCTACTTCCCCAGTGTCGAAGGCTTTTAATAATTTCTTTAGGCGCCGCATGGCGTCCTTTCTTACCCTCTTGTGATCTTTGAAATGAATATACCCTACGAAGTTTATTCCGTTTTTTGCTGCAAGGATCGTTGTCTTCGGGTTCAGTTCCAGTTTTAATTCCCGGCGAAGAAATTCTTCTATCAGTTCCAGAACGTGCCGCAACTCTTCCGGATCCTCTGATAATATTATAAAATCGTCCATATAGCGAACATAATATTTCATTTTCAGGATGTGTTTTACATATTGATCCAGTTTGTTCAAGTATACATTCGCGAATAACTGTGAAGTAAGGTTCCCGACTGGTATTCCCACGCCCGGCGGGAAAATGCCGTTGTGATCTATGATCCGATCCAGAATTTTCAAAAGTGCTTTATCTGAAATATACCGCCGGATCTCTTTCTTTAATACGTCGTGCGCTACGCTCTGGAAATAGTGGTGTATATCTCCCTTTATTGCATAGATTTTCTTCCCCTGTACCACTTCCAGTTCATAAAGCCATTTTGAAAGGGTGTCGCTTGCTTCGTGCGCGCCCTTCCCTTTCCTGCAGGCGTATGAATGGAAAATGAACCGCTTTTCAAAAATCGGTTCAATGATATTTACGATCATGTGTTGAATTACACGATCGAAGAACGGAAGTGCCATAATAATTCTTTCTTTTGGCTCCCACACTTTGAAAATTCTATACTTTCCCGGCGTATAGTCACCGCTTTGTATGGCGTCTATTGCTTTTTGAAGGTTGTCTTCCCTGTTCTGTTCAAACTCCAACACTTCCGGGCGAAGCCTTTTACATTTCCGGGCCTTCATGTACGCTTTGATCGCGTTCGGGAAAGTACAGATTTTACCTATTAAGTTTTTAATTGTTTTCATGTTTGCCCTACCGCATTTCACCCCATTTCAGGCCTACTTTTCGGCGGTGCCTTTGTTCTTTTGTCCGGCTTCTCTCCGGAACGGGAACGGCCTTCCGGCCGTCTGTGCGAACCGTCTGACTATATATTTTGATTATTCATATATAACCCTTGCCGTGGATCCGGAGATCGCGCGGTCTATGCGATTTTACAAGTCACACACGCACCACACGCCAATGTTGCCGTTGACGTTCCACGGGTAATTGTTGGCGTTGACCGCGCGCGAACCGCCGTGAACGCCGTTGTTCCAATTGCCGCCGCCAATGAGCGCGTGAAGTGCGAATTAACGGTTGCCCCAAATTTTATTATTTTCTCTTATTTTCTGCGATCGACTTTATCAGGCCGCCGATCTGCGCGCCGATCGCTCCGGTCTGTTTGGCACAATAGAAATAGGCGTCTTTGTTCATGGCCGAATATCCCAGATCGTAAGCAAGCCGGATCTTTCGTACCAGTCGTCTTTTTAAGCGGTCGGCCGCGTATAGGTGGCTTGCTACCTTTGTGATCTCAAACATTTCTATTTCGTCCAGTATTCCGTCGATACTTTCCCGAATATCCTTTTGCAGCGTGAATTTTTCATAGTGCGGAAATTTCTTCATTTTCTCATGAAGGTACACTGAAAAATCATAGGCCATTTGGTGCGCTTCGGTGTGGGTGTAGTCCATTTGTGCGGTTTCCTCTTTCCCCTGCGTCGCGCTTTTACTTCTGCTTTGATATGCCATGTTCTATTCTCCCGGAAAATAGGGGCTGCCCTTTCGGGCGCCCCTTCTGCTTACTGCGCGTCACACACGCACCACACGCCAATGCCGCCGCCGACGCCCCACGGGTAATCGTAGGCGCTGACCGCGCGCGAACCGCCGTGAACGCCGCCGTGCCAACCTCCGCCGCCAATGAGCGCGTGAAGCGCGGTATTTGACGGAATATAGGCGTCACCATAGCCCGCGCCCAGTACGTCGTACCAGTTCCATGCAGAAGCCGTAGGATCCAGACAAAATTCATCAAGCCACTTCCAAACGTTACCCACCAGATCGCGGATATTAAGCGCCGAAATGGCGTTCGCAACATATCCCGTTTTCTGGCGTCCGGTGTTTCCGGTTGCGCTCCATGCGTATGTGTTGTTTCCGTCCTGACCTTCCGGGGATCCTGCTGCTGCCTGGCAAAATTCCGCATAGGTCGGAAGTCTCTTTCCTACGCGGCGGGCCTTCTCGTTTGCAATATACCAGTTCAGGCCTTCCGTTCCGGTGATCGGGTTCGCGTTATACTTCGACTGCAGGCCCTGACTTCCATTATCAGAAGAAAGGTAAATATCGCCCCACAATCCATTCCCAAGGTAAACCATGCCGGAAGGATCGTCGCACTTCGGGCGGTGCTTTGTGGTCCATACGCTGTTCGGAATAATGCCGTTGTATACGTTACCCTGCCAACCGCTGCCGTTTTCTGCTCCGCTGCTGTTGATCGGGTTTCCAATCGCGTTCACATAGCGACACTTTCCATAATGGAAACCACCTATCTTTCTGCTGTTGTCCGCTGTGTACCCGGAAGGGTAAGTGGTATTTTTAGAAATTACAAAAACTTCGTCGCGGTCCACGGTGTCGGATCCGTTGGTCGGATCGCAACAATAAATATAATAGTCCGTCCCCATTTCAAACCCGGAACCAGTGTCAAGGTTTGCCGTTGTAAGGTTTGTTAATACGGTTTTGAATACAGAAGAACCGACGGCGATCAGGACGCCGGCCGCGATCGTGATCTGGTTCGGTGTGGCTGCTCCCGCTGCTGTGATATACTGCGCCTTCTGTGATACAATGTCGCTCATGGCTGACAGTTTTTCCGTGGTGATCTTTGCCTTCGTGTTCATCATTGTTTCATCATAAAGAAAAAATTTCATGTGTTTTTCTCCTTTCTTACTGCTGCAGGTCTGCTTTGATTGCTTCCAGTTCTTCTTCCGTCATTCCTAACGCGTCGTAAACGGAAGGTGTGTTCGTGATCTTGATTGCTTCGGAACCGGCCGCGATCGTTCTCGAAAGTGTGATCTTTGTCTTTTCCTTCTCTGCCCTTCCGGATCCGTCCGGTTCTCCGTCGATATGCTCCACGCTCTGAATGGTTGCAGTTACGCCGCCGGCCGTAACCTTTGCGCCTGCTGCCGCTTCGTTGCAATATGTAACCGTCACCGTCTTTTTATCCTCTGATAATTCGCGGATCGGGCAAATAATAAAATTCTGGTTTTCGATCGCTTCGATTGCTTCCAGAAGGTCGGCCGCCTGCAACTGTCCGGCGTCCACCATGTCTTTACAGTTCTTCACGTCCTGCGCTGTTTTTAATACTTTCGGAAATCCTTTCATAGTGTCTTTTTCTCCTTTTCTTAATTTTTAGATACATACGCGCCAACATAGCCGCCAACGGCTGCGAAAGCGTTTTTGTCGTAAATGGTGAAGTTCAACGTTTCCGTTGTCTGTGTGTGGTCCAGAACGAAGGTTTTCGGGATAATTAACAGGTTGTCGGCCTGCGGCTCTACTTTGTAGGTTCCCGGCTCTGTCAGGTAGGTTTTGCCGCCTGCTGCATACGTCGCCGTTGTAACCGTTCCGGAATTTTCGTTCGTAATGTCGATCAGGATCGCCGCCGTTTCCTTTGACTGGTTTTCAAACATGATCTTCGTTGCCAGATTTTCAAAGTTTGCCTGCAGCGCATTTACTGAAAACCACAACGCGGCCGCCGCGTCTTTCGATAACTGATCCTTGATCCGGTTGTAAAGATCCGTGAAAAGTTCTTCCTGCTGCCCCGCGTAGGTTTCAAACTGGTTTTCCATGTTATGAAGGGCTGCTGTTCCCTGATCCTCTAAATTCGTGATCGTGGACTGGTAGGCGTTGAACTCTTCCGTGATCTGTGCCTGATACTTCTGGAAGAACGCCTGAAACTGTGCTGTGATCTGCGAAAAATCAATTTCTTTTACGGTTGCCATTACCCACCCGCAAACGTCGGCGTTCATTCGTGTATCTGTTATATTGTCCTGTGTGATCTTGATCGCTCCGACTTCCACCCTGATTTCTGCCAGTTTCAGATCATGGATCGCTTCGGTCCTTGTAATTTCCGGTGCTACCGGGTTTTTGCTGAAACCGCCGGTTTCGATCAGAATATAAAAGTCGCGTTCCGTGTCGTCCCTTCGCAAGATCACGTTGTCGATACGGGCCAACGTTCCGGACGCTTTTTCAAGGGTGAAGATCTGCGCCTGTTCAAAATGCTTTGTCTTTCCCTTGATATTTACATAGCCGCCGCCGACGCTTATATTCATACCGTCGCCCGTGGCCGTCACGGCGAAGCAATTATTAAAAACGCCGGTTGTGAAGAATGGTAAAAGCCATTCGCTCATGCTGTCGGCATTGTAAACGCGGTCGCCGTTTCTGGAATTGTAGAAATTCGCATACTGTCCCATTTATTTGTCGCTCCAATCTATTTTTTCGGGTAATGCGTCGCCCATGGTCGGTACTACATACATTCCCCCGTACTCATACACTTCTTGAAGTTCTGTGATCCTCTGGTTTAATACGATCCCCCATTTCTTTTTCTTTACCGTCACAATATCCCCCAAGTCGTAATGTGTTTTATATTTGAAATTTATGTCCGCTTCGGTTTCGCACTCCACACTTTCAGAAACAACATTCGCCGCCAATGTTTCCCGGCCGCGTTGTGCCAGTGCTGCTTTGTATGCTGCGTCTGTCAATCCTTCGCTTTGAATGTCCTTCGCGTCCACAAAAATTTCCCGAAGATCTAACCCGGCGCCGCCGCCAACTTCCACATATACGCGGGCGGCTCCTTCGCCTTCCCCGCCGACGATCGCTTTTGTCCTGTACTGTTGATCGTTGTATTTATAAATAACATTATTCAGGTTGTTGTAGCTCTCTGAAAAGATAACGCGGGAATTGATACCTTGCGCCGTGGTCCTGTCGGTCCCTTTGTAGGTTTCAAATATAATTTTCCTGTTCCGGAAGTCTGGCCGGAAGCGATAACCGATCGTTCCGGCCTTTGCCAGTTTTGTTTCGTAGGCCATAAGGTTTTTCATAGTCGCTTGAAACTCTACTGTTTCCGTGAAACCATTTAAGGTTCCCAACTCCACAAGCGGGATCGCCGTCACTCCTGAAAGAAGGTTCCTCATGGCAACTTCTATTTTCCCGGAAAAATTCACGGTTGATTTTATCAGGCGTCGATCCATGTAGGACGAAAGGAAGCGGCCTTTTGCTGTGATCTCGTTTTTCAGATCGCTTTCTTCGTTCTCTATGTCTTCAATCACTCCCGCTTCGCTGCTGCCACGTTTGGAAATAATATTTCCTTTTGCCAGTAAGCGAAGGTTTTGTTCTGTGATCGGGGCGTGGATCTCGAAATTTCCCGGTTCGTAATATTTCCGCGTCCAGATCAAGGAAGTGTGGTTTTCGATCACTCCCTTGAAATTCAGATCGCGATCGTAAATTCTTACTTCCATATCACACCCCCAGATAACGGAACCTGTAAGAAACGGTAACGTTCAGGTAATCTTCGCCGGCGTCTGCCGTATATCGGATCGTGTTTGTTCCATGCTGCAACTGTATAAAGTCGCTGTCTTCGTCCAGATACTCGTTGATCTCCTGTTTTACGCCGTCCCTTACAAGGTGCACCGCTTTGTTATTTGTTTCTGTGGTAATAATCACCACGTCGCCGGCATTGATAGAAAAGGATCTGACTTCGTTTCCGATCTTGATAAATTCGCCGCTTTCTGCATGATATACAGCCGGGTTTATTACCGGTCCTTCCGCTTCCAGTGTGACGGTTATTCCGATATTGTCCGCGGCGCTGTCGTTCTCGATCTCTTTCAATACTTCGGCCGTTCTTTCCGCGAACGGCTCTTTCTCTTCCAGAAATTCGTGTGGCCATTCAAAAAGGCCCGTCCAACTTGCCATGGATACGGAAATATCTTCAAGATCCCGGAAGAACGGATCCGGGCAAAGAAGGGAAATACTGAAATTTCTAACCACTCCCGCTTCGTCAATGTCGATCCCTTCCACTTTGTAGTCAATTACGCGGGTTTCGCTGCCTTCTATGTAGGTGAAAAGGCCGGTTGACTTCGGTTTGAAGCATTTGTAAAGTAGATCCCTGTTTGCCTGATAGTCTCGTTCCATTTGTGCCGTTATTACAATGTTTCTTTGTTTTGTGGTGCTTCCCTGATACGTGGAACCGTCCACCATGGTATTTTCCGACGTTACAACGTTATTCGACACCGTGTAAATACCGTCTACCGATACAAGGAAGAACGGTTCAAAGGAATAGTTAAATTCCACTTGAACCCCGTCTTCATTCTTGCAAATAATTCTTTTCGCCATTTATCAACCCCCCTGTAACTGTAAAACCATGTTTCGGGTTGCGTTTCGCGTCTGGCGGGCTGTCTCATACGGCGAAAGAGCCTTCGGGCTTGTAATGTTGACGTTCTGAACAAAACTTTTCCCGCCGCCTTCTGCTGTTTCAAGTGCCGTATTCCTTGCCGAAGCCGTAAGCGGTGTTACAACCGCTTCGCCGTTCACCATCTGGATCAACTCCGGGCCTGCTTCTGCCATAATGGCTTGACCGTTTTTCAGAACGCCGCCCTTTGCCAGACGTGGAAGTGATACTTCGCCAACGTGTCCGATACTTACGCCCGGAATATCGTTGATAACGTCGATCGCGCCGTTAATGAAGCTGATCGCCTTATTCACCGCACGTTCTACGGTTGCAAGGGCGTTGTTCATGGCCGACTTGAAGGCGCCGCCGATTGCTTCACCGATATTTGTTCCGACATTTGTAAAAATGCCCTTGATCGTGTTCCAGATCCCCGAAAAGAAGGATCCAATATTGCTAAACACGTTTTTAATATTCGTGTATGCTTCCGTGAATTTTGTGTAAAACCATGATCCAACCGTTGAAAATACGGACTTAATATCTGTGTATCTATCGTTGAACCACTGGCCGATCGCGGAAAATACATTTTTCACGTTCGTATAGGCATTTTGAAACATGGTTTGAAACCACGTCGCCACGGTTGACAGGGCGTTTTTAATGTCCGTCCACCGGGCCGCGAACCACTGGCCGATCCCTGAAAAAATCGTTGTTATTGCCGTGTAGGCTGCGCGGAACTTGTCCGCAAACCACGCGCCGACGCCTGAAAAGATCGAAACAATCCCGGACCATATATCAGAGAAAATTTTCTTCACATTGACGCCGAACGTCTGAAAGAATGTGATTATATAATTCACTACCGCCGTTATAAGATTTTTCACAATCTCGATCAGGTTTTTCAGTGCTGCTTCTATGTACTGGCTGAACCCGTCCAGATCGCCCCTGAATAGTGCCATAAATGCGCTGATAATGTTACTTACAAAGTCGATCGCATTTTTCACCGCTGAAACGATCGGCGCTACTGCTGAAAGTGCGCCCTGTATCACCGCCATAACGTAGGTCGTGAAAAACTGGAATACGGGCTTCAATTTTTCCATTAAATTTTTGAAACTTTCGCCCAACTGCTGCAAGATCGGCTTTATTTTCTCGATCGTTTCCGAAACGCTCTTTTTGATCTCTGCGAAGGCTTTATCTACCATTTCGCGGAACCAGTCGCACTTCTTATACATCAATACGAAGCCCGCCACAAGCGCCACCACGGCCGCGACAACGGCCCCGATCGGGTTTGCTGATAAAATAGCCCACAAGCCTTTCCCGGCCGTTCCTGCCGCCTTGAATACGCCCGATATTTTAGAAAATGCCCCGATCGCCTTCGATACTCCCGAAGAAAGTTTCCCGAAAATAATTAAAGCCGGTCCGATCGCCGCCACTACCGCGCCAATCTTTACGATCGTTTCTTTCTGCGTGTCGTTCAGGTTCTTAAACCACTGTGAAAAGGCTTTTACCTTTTCCACTACGCGTTCCAGAACTGGCGTTACTGTCTGCATTAAGGTATTTCCAAGATCTGCGCCTGCTGCTTTCAAATTGTTAAGCGCGACTTTTGCCTGATCTGGCGGATCCAGTGTCGCGTTGAATGTGTCTTCGACTACGTTTCCGTAATCTGATAAGGCGCCGGAAAGATCGTCGATAGAAAGGCGGCCTTCCCTGATCGCCTGCGTCATTTCTGCGGCGCCCTTCTTTCCGAATAACTCCGTCGCTGCCTGCAGTGCGTCTGTTTCGCTGCTTGCGTTTTTGATCTTCTCGATCGTTTCGCCCAGTGCGTCTTTTAGATCCTTTCCGTCCGCTGTCGCGTTCTGCTGCGCCTTCTTCAATCCTGCAAGCGCTGTTGTGGCGTCCACGCCGTTCGCTTCAAACTGTGCAAGTAAATTTACCGAAGACGTGAGATCAAGGCCCATTTCCTTTAATGTGGCGCCGTTGGTCTGTAATGTATTCTGCAGCGTGTCCATGGAAATTCCCGTGTCTTGCCCTGCTTTTGTAAGAAGGCCCAACACTTCGCCGGTGTGGCTGCTGTCAACGCCGAATTTCGTCATTATGGCGTCTACGCTGTCGATCGCGCCGTTTAAGTCCGTTCCGTTGATCTCCGAAAACTGAATGAATTTTGAAGAAAGGTCTTCAAGTTCTTTTCCGGTAGAGCCGAAGCGGGTGTTTACCTCTCCGATCGCAATTCCGGCCGTTTCCGCTTCTGTTGGAAGTGAAGTAAAAACGGCGTCCATGCTGTCTTGCAAGCCGTCCAACGCTTCCCCGGAAGCGCCCGTTTTCGTTATGATCGTATCGTAACCGGCGTCTAATTCATTAAATGCCGCGATCGAAGCGGTCCCGATCCCTGCGATTGCTCCCGTCACCGGAAGAAGTTTCTTTCCCAGTGCTTCGGACTTTTTGCCAATCTTTCCGGCGATCTCTCCCACCTTTTCAAGTGTTGAATTGCTGTCCTCTGCTGCCGTTTTCAGGTTTTTCAGGTCTGCTTCTGTCTTTATGATTTCTCTTTGTAATGCCCGGTACTGTTCTTCCGACACTTCGCCGTTTTCAAACTGCTTCTGAACCTGCGCTTCTGCTGACTTCAAAACGTCCAGTTTTTCAGAAGTAGCGGCCACGGCTTCTTTTAGAAGTGTCTGTTTCTGTGCCAGAAGTTCCGTATTTTTCGGATCCAGTTTCAGGCCCTTTTCGACTTCTTTTAATTCTTTCTGCAGATCGCGTGACTGTTTATTGACGCCCGAAAGGGCTTTATCCAACTTCGTAGTGTCGCCGCCGATCTCAATGGTAATTCCTTTTATTGTGCTTGCTGCCACCTGCTATTCACCGCCCCTTCGTTTGAACTTCTCGCGAATGGCCTTTCGGTCCGGTTCTGTTTGCGAAATTCTCCAACAATTTTCAAGGTAGTTTCTGCCTTCCTTTGTCTGGTTCATTTCATGAATAAACGCTTCGCGCATGAAGAAAAGGTATAGATCAAGGTCCAGTTCTTGCACCTGCCATATATTCAAACCGGTGTAGTCAATCACCAGTTTTTCGCCGCGTGTGAGTGTTTTATAGTACACCCCTTCGTTATCCCCGCCGGGATAGAAGGGGATCTTTAGTTTGGGTTATTCTTTACGCCGCCCGCGAACTCCATGTAAGCGTCGATCAGCGCTTCCATTTCCTCGGTGTCGTAATCGTCCGTGATCTCTTTCGTCGTCACCTGCTCCCCGGTCATATTGTGGGAAAGAATTTCGGCGCAAAGGCCGCCCAGTGTGTCCATGGCGTCTTCTGCCGTCATGCTGTCCGTGTCCATTTCCTGCAACGCTGACAGTTTTTCAAACGTCTTTTTCATAGGCATTTTCACGATCAGTTTTCTATTGTCTTTCAGTGTTACGGTCATGAAGGAACGCTTCACCTTGTTAAAATCAAAACTTAAATTCGCCACGCTAATTTCTCCTTTCTACTAAATAACGGCAAGGCGTACCCGCCGCCCTGCCGTTATGGTTTTGCTTTTATACTGCTGCTGCTTCGCTCTCTGTCATTTCCTCTTCGTACATAAGAAGGGTTCCTTCTTCGTCCATAGGAAGGGCCGTGATCTCTTCGTCCACAACGGTTTCTTTGTCTTTCTCGAAAGAAATTGTAAAGCCTGCCTGATTGTTTCCGACGATCATTACCCAAATATCGCCGTCCACTGCGTCTTTGTGGTGAAGACAGATAACATAGCGCGCGCCCTGTCTGTTGTCGATACCGCCGATCTTTACGGTGCGGCGCTTCTTTGCCTTGTCTTCTGTAACTCTGGCGGTGTCACAAAGGTATTTGAACTTGTTTCCGTCAAAGGTCATAATTCCTGTTTTCAGGGTTACTTCCTCTTCTGTTACGATCGTTTTGCTCTTCTTTCCAGTGTCGTCCTTTGCGGTGTAGAAAGAAGGTTTGTATTCCACGGACGCGCCGCCGGAAATATAGGCCATTAAATTTTCAGGCTTGCAAATATCTGCAGTCACCGGAACGGTCGAACCGTCGAAGGCTTGAATATACACATCAGCGCTTCCAAGAATTATTCTTTCCATGCTCTGTTCTCCTTTCATTTTTTCTGTGTGATCGTGAAGTCGTAGGCCGTCTGTGTTGTGTCTTCCTGTGGTATCTGTGCTTGATACTTCCGAAACTCAACGTCGAACAAAACCTTTTCTTCGATCTGCTTTTCCAGATCCTGATCTGCTTTTCTCTCTGTATAAAGTTCCAGTGATCCTTCAATCTCACGGATCCGGTTTTTGGTATCGTCGCCCCGCTGCCTTTCCGCGGAAAGATACACAAGAAACGGGGGATCCGGTACCGGTTTTTTATTTGTTGCTGTGAACTGATTTCGCGCAATCGGAAGGCCTAACCCTTCGGCGCGTTTTATGATCTCTTCAAACGTCGTCACCTTCCGATCGCTCCTTTCACTTTGTCTTCAAACTCTGCCGCGGCTTTTTCCTCTACCGGGCGAATATGTTCGATCGCTTTTACTCTGCGTCCGTCGCGGCCGACGTGTCCTTTTTCAAGAAGGTGTGTCAACTGATAATCGGTCTTGTTGTAAACCGTGTTTCGTTTGGAACTCTTGCTTTCGTAAGTGTTCTTTTTGGCCCACCCCTTCGCATAAGAACCAGTTAAAACCGGGCTTGTGCTTTTCAACTCTTGAACGGCTTCTTCGGCCACTTCGTCGGTTGCTTTTTTGATCGCGTCCGCTACTTCCTGCGAATACTCGCTAAGCCCCTGCGCCAATTCCTGCGCAAGTTCACTAACCTTTATACCCACTATCTGTTCCCTACTCTCTGCCCTGCGTACACTTCGATCTTGTCGTTTGTTTTCGGGCCATACGTCCGGTACACCGCCAAGCGCTCCGAACCGTACAAAACGACGTCTTGACCGGTGTATTCGTTCGCGAAAACCTCAAACATATAGCGGGCCTTCATTCCCTTTTCACCTGCTGCCGCGTATTCGTCACGGCCGATCGGGTTCACCGTTGCGAAAACCTTCGCTTTCACGTCTTCTTCGCGGGTTTCTCCCTGATCTATCAATGTTATTACTGCGTCGATCTGTACTCACCGCCTTTTATTTTGGTTAAGATCATGTTGTAACTGTTCATTAACCGTTCGTGGTTTGCGTCCATGCTATAATTTGCCTTGACATAAGTTAGAACGGCTTCAATTATCAACGGATCTTCCGGGGCTTTCAGGTATTCTTCCGCGACACCTATTCTTTTCAGGTCTGCCAGTGCAAAGTCAACGTAACGGAAAACGTCTTCGTCCAGTTCGTCCGTTGACATTTTCCGCGTTCGTAACTTTGCGGCCGCCTTTAACTCGTCAATCGTCATAAGAAGCCGCCTTTCCTGTTATTGCTTACGCTGACGCCGGGCGTTTTACTCTGATGAAGCCATTGTGGGCCGCTACGGCACCGCCCGCGAAAATGTCCGCGCGGTATGCGATCTGTCCTTGCTTGAACTTATAATCAAGGGACTTTCTGGCGTCAATGTCAGAAAAGATCGCCATTTCGTAGTTGCTTAACGGTCCGTATGCCATGCAGTAAACGATCGCCTTTGTCTGTGTGTCTGTGACTGCTCCACAAGCGGAATTGATAACATACGGTACACCGTCGATCGTGCCTGTGTTTCCATGGTTTACAATGGTATAAACCTTTCTTCCCTGCTTGTCGCGAAGTTTCGCGAAGGCTTTCAGGTCCTTTTTGTTCAGAACCAGAACTGCAGCGTCTTCCACGTCCTCGTCGCCGCCGAAAGAATAAATAATTTCGTCCAGTGTTCCGTCGTCAACTGCGGTCATAGAAAGATCGGTTGCCGGATCGATAACCTGATCTTTTGTCTCTGTCGGGTTGTGGAAAATTCCCTTGAACTTTCCGGAAGTTCCGTCACCGATCAAGATCTGGCGGCTCATGTATCTACGGATCGCCTTTGTTACGGATCCTTCCACTACGCCGTCATAGTCTGCGTTCGGAAGTTTAATCATTTCTTCCGGTTCCTCGGTGTATGCGGTGATCTTCTGTTTCTCGATCGTTACATAGCCGAAAACGGGTTCTGTTGCGTTGTAGTCGCCGCCTTCTGCGGTGCCGCCTGCTCCGTCGCCGTAGGACTTAACATAGCCCCTCTGGTATGTCTCGCCGCCGTTTAACGGGATAGACGTTACGCGATCCACAAGGGAAGAAACGTCGTTAAAGGTTTCTTTCACATCTGCCGCGCTGTGTGTCGGTGTTACGGTCTGGCTGACAGAAAGGGCGTTCTTTACGCCGAATGTTTTCTTTGCAGAAAACTTAACCGCCTTTCCGTCTTTGATGTTCTGGCCGCGTTCCTCTCTGGCCTTGTCCTTCACTTCCTCGCCTTTTTCGCCGCCGGTCGGCTCTGCGCCGCCTTCTGCGTCTTTTGCGATACCGGCCAACCTCTCGCGGTTCTTTACGTCGTCCAGAATACCGGTGATCGTGGTTGCTTCTTCCAGAAGCGCGTCAAGGTCTTTTCCTGCTGCCGCCTGCGCCTGTGTGTTCAGGTCTTTCAGGCGATCTTTTAATTCTTTGACGCTCATTTTTACAAGATCTTCATACTTCATGCTTTATTCTCCTTCCATAATTGCTTTGACAGTAAGATCGCGGATCTCCTGTCTTTTTCTCGCGACCGCTTCTTCTGCTGCCTGCTGCTCCGGATCGTGTCCGTCCTTTGCAATTTTTAATTTTTCCGGGACCTTGCAGCGGGCTTTCTTCATGTAGTCCCCGACTGCTGCCGCGTATTCCTTCGCTTCCGTGGTCTTTACCTCGAAATATTCCGCGGCTTTTTCCCCATTTAACCAACTTTCGGCGTCCATTAACGCTTCGATCTGGTCGATTGTTACACCTTCTTTCAAGTGTTCGGCGTATATGTTCAAAATTCCGGTTTTGATCTGGTCCAGATCGTCGGCCATTTTTCGCATATCTTCCGCGTTGCCTTCGCAATAACTCCACGGGTTATGGATCATCAAGAAGGCGTTTGAAGGAATTTCCGGTGGTTCGCTTCCTGCGAACGCAAGAATCGAAGCGATTGAACCGGCCAGACCGTCAACATAGACTTTCACGTTCGCTTTTGCTGCGTGGCGCTTAATCATGTTATAGATCGCGATCCCTGCAAATACGGAACCGCCGCCGGAATTGATGTAAATATTTAAGTCCTTTCCGTTTGCTTCGGTAAGGAAATTCTTGATTGCTTCCGGGTACTGGTCCTCTTCCTGCCATGCTCCCCACCAATCGCTTACAATGTCCCCGTAAAAATAAAGGTCCACGCTTGTTTCCGTGGCGTTCTTAAACTCATAAAATTTTTCCACGGTAGCGTGTGCGGCATCCTTGCAAGCGGTAAATCTCTTTTTTGCTCCTGGCATATCCTTAACCCCCTTCCATGGTTTCTAAGTAAGCACGGGCGGCCGCTTCCATTGCCCGGCGTTGCTTGTCCTGCTTTTCTGTCTGGTCTGTGCCCTCTCCCTGGCCGTTCTGTCCAACCTGGTAAAGGCTTTGGTCCCCGGCTTTTACATAGTTCAAAGAAACCATACGCACGTCCCCATCCTCTACCGGTCCATAATACATAAGTGCCCTGTATTCATTTATTGTCATGGCTCCACGGTCAAACATGTTTCCACCTATGGTGTCCCTGGTCTGTAATGTGGCATACTGCAAAAGATTGGCAGTAAATTCAATCTTGTTTCCGTACCCAATTTCCCTGGGTGTCAAAAGTTTAAATGTAAACTCATATCCCAATTGGATTGCCACGGGTTCAATGACGTTTTCATAAAAAGAAATCCATTCCTGGTCTGAAAGTGTGGATGTTAAAACCTTTTCATTTACGCCGTAATAGCGGTATACGTTATCACGCAAGAATGTAATTTGATTGGTTGGCACGTTTGGCGTGCGTTGGGCAATTTCTTTAAATTCCACCGTACTGTCAATGGCTGCAATCCCCCCGGCGTTGTCGGCGTTCATGTAGGCATCCTGGAAATCCTTGGCAATCTTTTTCAATTCTTCATTGTCTGCCAGGTTGTTATATCTCAAATACCCGGCAAGTGAATTGGAACGGTTGACAATGTTCTTTACTGTTTCGCCGGATGTTTCGATAAGGTCCAGGCTCCGCTTTAACTCCAAATCCGGGGACGTTCCCAGGAACCGCTTTTTGTTGTACCTTGCCTTGATATGAATAACATTTTGGTATGGCACTGTGTAGGTTTCCCCGTCATAGTCCCACCGGAAGCGGAAAAGGATATTATGGCGGTCATCTTCAAATATGCGGTAACTCTTCGTAGTAATCGGCTGTATACTCGTTATCCTCGTGAAATCCTCGTTATAGAAAATCACGGAAAAGGAATTGGACGTATAAACCAGGTCAGAAGCAATGCGGTAAAGGAAATCATAGGTTGACATTTCCGGGCACGGCCGCAATTTCAAAAGCCTTGCCAGGTAATCGTTTTTAATTGTCATGCCCTTTTCATCCTTTCGGATAACCTGGGGCGTGAGTTTTCCCACGTTCTTTGCTATTGCATCCGCAATGGCTCCCACAATATCGTTATCCCGTAGGGTTCCCGTTGGCACATACTCCCCACGGCTCAATAAAAGTGGTCTGTACTTTGCCCTAAAGGCTCCAAATACATTGGCTATAATTCCCGTATCAAATACCCCCTTTCCTCAAAAATAGGCCCATGGAATACACCCATGAGCCTATTGTAAAATTATTCGTGTTGAAATTCTGACCCAGTTTAAACCCCTGCTGCCAGGCGGCTTTTATGCCGCTTCGTTCAATAGTTTCTTGCCTATCTCGCTATGATATTTTGAAACCATTGTCATTGCATCAAAGACGGAAACCGCCCCGTCTATCCTCATACGTTTTTCAATCTTAACGGGCTTCATGCGGCTATCATTCATATTGATTTCCACCGCCACATTAAGAAGATGGGATGCCAATAGGGTATTATCTCCCAGGTTATATTTACCGTCTTTTAAATCGCCCTCAAACTGATGTAAGATAGGCGTTAAGTTTGTGCCCTGGTAAACGTCATCCACCTGGAACCCGGCCATTTTAAGGTCATCAATCAAATACCCGGCCATGTATCTGTCATAGCCGATTTTTAACGGGCGGATTTTGTAAACCTTTACCAGGTCAATAAACCATTTATACACATCCTTATAGTCCACCTGGTTTTCCCCGGATATTTCCAAAAATCCCTTTTCCCGGTAAATGTTATATGGCACGTTATCTTCGTTCACGGCTATTTCATACCGTTTCTTTGGCATGTAGAATTTTGTAATAACATTCCATTTTCCGTTTTTCCAAATAACGATTGATGCCGCCGTAAGGTCCGTGGTTCGTGAAAGGTCTATGCCGCCCACACAATAACATCCCCGGTACTCTTCCAGGGTAATCTTTATATCCTCGTTTACCGCTTTCATTACATCCCAATAGTCCAACCATGCCACACTGGAATTTTGCTTGATATTGCAGTATTTTGTCATAAACTCCACTTTCTTTGAAAGGGATGTTTTTGCAATCTCTATTTGCTCTAAATAAAATTCCTCTGATACGGACACGCCCAGGTTTGGGTTACTCTTTTTCAATTCCTCTATTGTGTCCCATGCTTCCAGGTTGTCAATCATGTAAATAAACGGCAAAATCCTGGTTTCTTTTGAATTTCCTTTGAGGAATGAAGTAGAACGCCGCATAAGTTCATCATAAATTCCATCATTGATGTACCCAGCCGTGGATATTGACATGATAAGCGGCTGTTTTCTTGCACCCAGGGCGGAAGTCATAACCTCATACTGTTTTAGTCCCTGGTCCCCCGGCCATGCTTCCATCTCGTCATTGACAACCATTTGAGGGTTGAAACCATCCGACTTTTTAGAGTTAAACGCAATCTTTTTTACACTGGTGTTAAACTCTTTAATATAAATATCACTTCGGCGTTTCTTGGTTATGCTTTCCAGTTCATCATCCGCCTGGACAATCTGGTAAAAGGCGTCATATACAAGGTCTGCCTGGTCCAGTTTAGGGGCAAGGAAATAAACCTTTGCCCCGTACTCTCCATCTATGTAAGTCATGTATGCCGCTATGGCTGCGGCAAACAAGGTTTTTCCGTTCTTACGGGCCACCACAATAAAAACTTCTCTAAATTGTCTGTACCCGGTCTTTTTATCCATAATGCCAAAAATGGCACTTACTATGGCCTTTTGCCATAGTTCCAATTTCAGTAAATCGTTACGTCCCTCTGAATGGTGGCAAAAGTTTTCTATGAAGTTGATAGCCTTATTTGCCTTGTCCCCGTCAAAATCCCATTTGCCACTTTTCAAACCATCTACCAGTATTTTGTAAATGGTTCTTATCCATTTTCCAACTGTTACGGCGCCATTTTCTATGGCTTCCCAGTATTGGAAAACATAGTTGTTATCCATTCCGTAACGCTGCCAATCTGCTTATATTTTTCTTTTCTTTCGGTGGCAAATACTCAATAAGCGTGTGAATAATTGCCGTATATTGGCGTGAATATTTTTCATAAATCGTGGCTGATGGGTGGGCCTTTACAAACTTTTGGGAAGCGTTGACCGTTTCCGTTGTAAGCCCCTCTTTTTTCAATTCTTCTTTTGCCTGGAAGCAAGCCACTTTCAAAAACGCCGCTTCCTCAACCAATGAATTTACAAGGCTTTTCTTGTCCTCGTCATCAATCCCGGCAAACATGGGGGCTAAAAATTCTATCTCTTTTTTTATCCTGGCATTTGTCAGTTTATTTATTCTTTTGGGTGCTTTCTTCCCATTACTTTTTTCATTTTCTGCCATATTCTAACCCCCCTCATATGCGTGCGACCTTGCAGAGTTTTTTTGAGGTATCTCCCTCGGTTCTTTCGGCCCCTCTCAAAATCTGCCCACCGGGGGGTGGTGTCTGCTGCACCATTTCTTTTGGCGGTAATAATTTTCCGTCACTATCAAAACGGTAACGGGTGTTAGGCTTTGCCTTATGCTCTTTGTTGTGGCAATCCTCGCAAAGGTATTCCAGGTTTGCCGGGTCCAATGTCACGCTTGCATCATGCACATTGTTTGGTGTGATGTATTCTTTGTGGTGGACAATCACACCGGGAACATAAAGCCCGGCCGCCTTGCACCGCTCACACAAACCATTTGCCCGTTTAATAACTGTCTGCCTGGTTCTCTTCCATGCTGCTGATTGATAGAAACCTTTTGCATATTCTTTCAACTGCTGCCACCGTCCTTTCTTTCATGCTCAAAGGCTTATGAGTGCATCCCACCCATAAGCCCATGTTAATATAAATCACTGCTACATTCTGACCCATTTACTGGCCGCCCTCTTCTCCTGCCCTGCTGCCGCCCGGCAACATATCCATTGCCTGGGCAACCAGTGTTATAAACTCCGTGCGGTACTCATAGAATTGGCGGCGGCCACACAAGGCATCTGCTATGTACTCATAAGGCGTGTTATATACAATGCTCTTATAAATCTTCTCCTGCATCTGCCGCCGTGCCCGGATGCTCTCGATATTCCCACATGAATTACACAAGGCATCATTTACGATAGCGGCGGCCTTAATATCAAAGGCACTGGCTTTCTTTGTCTTTATTCTCTTTTTCCGCTTCTCATTGCCTTGTATAATACTCCTGGCTATGGTCTTAATATCTGCATCCATTTTGTCCAATCTACTGCCGCCCCCCCTATTCTTCATAGGTTTTCTTTGATGTTTCCGTGCGTTCTACCTTGATGCTCTCTTTTGCCATCTTGGAAACTTTTGCCCTTACGCCCTGCCCAACGTCAATGGTAACGCCTTTCATGTGCCGGGCTTCTATGGCATCCACAACGTCAAGCATGATAGTAACCACGTCCTGGTCTATGGGTCTTTCCGCATTACTGCCAAATAATTCCGTAATACGGTTCTTTGCCTTTTGCACACGCTCTTTGCTTTCTGCATACTTCTTGGCTTCGTCACACTCGCACCTACACGTTGCCGCTTCGTTTACCTCTTCCTGGCTCCATGTTTTCGGTGCGTAAATAATCCCGGACTGTCCGCAAAATTTACAATACCCTGTTTGTGTTTTGGTTTCCTCTGTCACTTCCTGGCCGCCGTCCTGCTCCATTTCCCTTAAATCCTCTTCTGGTATCTCATGGCCGCCGTCTGTTTTTTTCTCCATGTCCTATTCTCCTTTCCCTTTC